CCCAGTTTGAATAGTATTCTTTCTATAAGCCCCAGAAGAAATTCCTACAGGGACCAGTCGGAAGCTATAAGAAAACGCTTATAGTCGCTTGTTGATTTTGTTATAGTTGTTACAACAGAACAACTGCCAACACCATTAAGATATACACAACCAGTACAATACACGCACCTTTGTTAGGGATCAGTGATACTGTACTATGTCAATGTATAAACCTAATGTGTTAAACGTATGTAGTTATCCACCACATAAAGTGGGACCAATATTTACTGTTATGGCCAACCAGGGTTTGAATGTGTTTTCCTTCACTAATAAAACTTATATGTTTTAACAACGTGTGAACACGATCAGTTCAGCATTGTCATGTACCTCTAAACGTTGTAAACAAAAATCAAAAGAAGTCTCATTACCATTATAAATTTTACTAAAATGGAACGTAGCACCTTCAACAACCCAATCTTGTGGCATCATCTGCCAAGTAACCAATGGTGCTTTTTCATCAAAGACAGTTAAACCTTGTGCATTACCACTCCATCTCAATGAACCAGCATTATTTGCATAATTGTTAATAGTATGTCTTATCCACCAAACTCTCTCATAACCATGAGCCAGCAAACAACCAAATTTATCCAAACTAATAGTGGTTCGCGGTACACACACAAGAGCATCAACATATTTGCCAGTAACAGCTGTATTAACGTCTGCATAAGTATCACATTCTTTTATCAAAAGATCTGTCTTATAACGCCGGTGACATGGATAACTACCCCAAGCATTTAAGGCAGTTGTATGCATAATGGGTAATGCCGCCAGTAATTTAAAATAACAATAAACAAGATCATACATCAATTGTGGTGACCCATCCCATTGAGTACCTGGCATTTTCATAATTTGCCCATCATAGGTATTTAAACCCGCTGTCCATGCTGGACAGGAAACAAATGGGTTAACTGATGGCAAAATTATAGCACGTACAATTTTACTATTCACACGTACAACAGTGGGATCCTTATCAGCAATTTCAATTTTGCCATCTTCATCATTATCTTTATTTTCAACCACCCTATCAATTGCCTCCGGTTGTTTGACTTCAACAATTGGGTCATTAATTACAATATTTTCGTGTTGAACAGGTTTCTGTGGCTTTCGATTAAATTT